CTGCCCGACCAGCGACGAGACGACGTGCAGGCAGAGCGAGCACTGCGGCGGCACGATGAGCCGGCCGTCCACCTCGGCGAGGACGGCGCCGAAGGGCACCACCCCGCCCGCGCCCTTCTGGTAGGCGTTCGTCCACGGGAACCATCCCGAGTCGAGAACCGTCGTGCCGGCCGCGGCGATGACCGGGCCGTTGTACGCCTTGCCGGAGGCCCCGCGCACGACGAAGGAGCCGCTCGTCACGGCCGCCTTCGGCGCGGTGACGGCCGCCCAGCCGCTGAAGCCCTCGATCACGTTCGTCGAGACGAGGTTGAAGTAGAACAGGCGGTCGATGATGAGGCTCTTCGTCCCGCCCGGGTAGGCGTTGAAGATCTCGAAGGCGGCGACCGTCGTCGGCCGCACCACGAGGCCCGCGACGTCCGACGTGCTCATCGTGGCCCAGGCCTTGCCCTGGCGGACCATCTCGGCGCCGCGCGGAAACCCGAGGGCGACGAGCTGCTCGCCGCGCTCGTTCAGCGGGATCTGCGCCTGCGCGTTGACGGCCGTCGCGCGGACCTGCCCGTGGACCTGCACTACTTCGGTGGCCATGTGCGTGCCTCCTCTACGCCGCGTCGAGGGCGAAGATCAGGATGAAGTCGATGTGGGTCGCGGTCGTGATGTCGCTCCCCGTGATGCCGGCGGTGACCGCCGTGTTCGCGTCGTTGGCGGCGAACGAGGCCCCGTCCGCCAGCACGGCCGCCCCGGATTCGCCCGCGTGGAGCACCGTGCTCTGGGTCATCGACGCCTGCGCGCCGGCGACGAGCTTCACGGAGCTCGTCTGCGTGGCGAGGATGTCGACGGTGGTGACCGCCGCGACGGCGCCGCCGACGGCGATCATCGCCGCGTCGATCATCCGCCACTTCATGCCGGGGACCGCGGGCAGCAACTCGACGCCGGCGTTGACCTGGGCGATCGTCTTGCGGGCCCGGAGACTGACGGGGACGTTCCCCTGACCGACGTGGCCGACGACGGCGCCGGCGGCGTCGTAGAAGACCAGGTTGCCGTTGAGCCACCGAGACTTCACGTTCGCGGCTGGCATCGCTCACTCCTCCAGTGCGTCCCCGCTCGCGGGACGCTCGGGCGCCTGTTGCGCGTCCACGTGGCCGGCCCCCGAGAGCGAGGGCCGGCCGTCAACGCAGCCTGCTACGCGATCGCCGTCAGCGGCGGCTTGTACCGCGCGTGCGTCAAGAGCACCAGCCCGCTCAGCAGCAACACGGTCGACGCGGCGCTGATATCCACCGTGACCCAGGGCGTCGCCTCCGCGATCTCCGGAGCGTCCAGCATGATCGCGAGGAGCCGGTGGTCGTAGGTCGCGGCCGTGAGCGTGAGCTGCCCGTCCGCGTCCGTGGTGTCAGAGGCGGCCCACAGGTCCGCGCTCGCCGCCTTGTAGTCCCCCGAGGACAGCCGGTATCGGAAGGGCACCAGGGTCGTCAGGGCTGCGGCCGTGGCCCCCTGGTACAGGCTCAGCACCGCATCCCCCGTGACCGCGCCGAACTGCAGGATGATGTCGGCGTGCGCGGCGCGGCCCATGTGGAACGAGTCTGCCACGATCCCGGCCTGGGAATCGAGCGGCTCGAGGATCGGCACGATCCCGCAGTAGTCGATCGCGCGTGTGGTCATGGGGCCTCCCTATGCCCGCGTGGCGAGCGCCACGAACGGCGAGAGCGTGTTGGCCGTGCCCTTGAAGGGCGTGATGGCCGCGCGCGGGAGCGGCTGGCCGTCCACGCGGTAGATCGCCCGGAAGGTGTTCTCGCCCTGGGTGAAGCGGACGTGGATCGAACTCGCCTGCTCGATGCCGGTCTTCTTGCGGATCAGGCGGTACTGCGAGAGGTCGACCGCGCAGATGTCGCCGACGGTCCCGATGGTCGCGCAATACTCCACGGCGATCACGGGGCGCCCCTTGATCCGCAGCGCGCCCTCCGGCCCGTAGCTCACGAAGCGCGGTTCGACGGCGCCCGTGCCCGCGGGGATCGTCAGCTCGTCGAGCTGCGGCTCGACATCGACGTTGATGAGCCAGACCATGTTCGCCTTGCTGCGGGCCGGCAGGCGTGACCACATCTTCGAGAGATTCACCGTGAGGATCGACGCCGCGGCCTGGCCGGTCTCCTTGGCGACGGAGACGAGGCAGGCCGCGTTCAGGAACCCGAGCGGTGCCCCGACCCCCGATCCCTCGACGATCTTGTCCTCGACCTGGAACTGCAGCTCCTCGGCGAACGCCTCCGCGAGCTCCGCGTCCAGCGTCGGGGCGTCCTGCATCAGCTCCTCGGTCATGTAGCCGAGCGCAGCGACCTTGCGGAGCTTCATCTCGATCTGGGCCAGCTTGATGTTGCTCGCGGTCGGCGCTCCGCCCTCGTCGACCCAGTAGCCGAGGACGCCGCCGCGGCGGGACCCGTCGGCCCGGCTGGTCTCGTTGATCACGTTGAACGTCATCGCGTTGCCGCTGACGGGCCGCTGGCTCACCCGCGAGAGGATCTGGCCCGTCTCCCACATCTGCTTTTCGATGCCGCTGGCGTACTCCACCGGCACCGCGTAGCCCCCATCCGGCCCGATCGCCTCACCCATGCCCGTGGCTACGGCGGCGAGGCGGACGTCGATGCCCCCGCCCGTGTGCGCGACCTGGACGGCCTGGAGGAATCCGCCGAACGATGGCCAGGGCTTCTCGCTGGCGAGATCCCTGGTGACCTCGACCCGCGCGTCATCCCGGAGGATGAGCGCCCGCTCGGTCGCGACGAGCCGTTCCTCGGCCTGGATATCGGCGGCCACCCGGTCCAGATCGCCCCCGTCGCCGGTGATCGCCGCGAGGCGGGCTTTCTGCTCGTCGGTGCGCTGGTCGGCGGCGATCTCGGCGAGCTTGCGGCCCTCGGCCGCGAGCGATTTCTGCAACTCCTGGAGCGATTTCATGCGGGCGCCGACCGCGACGAGCGCCAGCCCCAGGCCGAGCTGGTCGCCGAGCAGGAGCGAGAGCGCCGCGGCCGTGCCCAGCAGGACCAGGAGCGGCGAGAGCGCGACGGCGGGCCCATCGAGGACCCGGAGGAAGTCCAGGCGGGCCGCCCGGGCCTTGGAGAGCCAGGGCGCCAGCGCCCGCGAGGCGACGTCGACGACGTTCAGCAGCGCGTAGAGGACGACCAGCGCCGTGTCCGGCGCCCTGCCTGCGAGACGGTGACGCATGCCCGTACCCTCCATCAGGGATGTGGGGGTGACCGGGCGGAAACAGGAACGGCGTGGCGCCCGGTCACCACGGATCTCGTCCGTGATGTCCCAAGCAGCTCACGCCGAGTCGTCTGACTAGCGCCTCTCGCTGCGTCGCCTCGTCCCCTCACCGCCGGCACTCTGGCCACGGAGTCTCGGGAGCGGGCCACCTGCTACGTCATCGCTACATGTACGCCCGGCCGTGCCGGGTTGTCAAGCACAGATTTTCAGAGCCCGCGGTCGGCCAGCGCCAGCCGGAACTTCGCCGGGTCGTCGTTGACTGCCGGTGGGACGTCCAGCGTCTCGGCGCCCACCCGGAGTGCGTGATCGTCACGCCCGACCTGGATCTTGACGCCGGCCCGCTTCGCCGCCAGCGCGATCGCGTCGTTGAGCGTGCCGACCCGGTCGGCCATCTTGCGGTCGACGGCCTCCGCGGCCCCGACCACGCCGCCCTGGCCGAACTCCTCGCGGACAATCGTCTGGCTCACGCCGCGGCCGCGCGCCACCGTCCTCACGAACATCGCGTAGAACTCGTCGACATGCTTCTGGATTTCCGCGCGGCCTTCCGCGGAGAGCGGCTCGAACGGGCTCGTGAGCGTCTTCTTCGGGCCCGCCGCGACGAGCGTGACCCTGACGCCTTCCTTCTCGAGGAACGCGGAGATGTCCTCGTGCGCGCTGTAGACGCCGATGCTGCCGACGAGCGCGGAGGGCGACGCGATCAGCTCCGTCGCGGCGGAGCCGACCCAGTAGGCCGCGCTCGCCATCATGGGATTCGCGATCGCCACGACCGGTTTCGTGGCGCCCGCATCCTGGACGCGCTGGGCGAACTCCTCGATCCCGCCGGCGCTGCCGCCAGGTGAGTCGAAGTCCAGCACGATCGCCGAGACTGAGGGATCGGCCACGAGCGCATCGAACGCGGCCACGAGTTGCTGCGTGCTGACCGCGCCACTCGTCTCCATCGCCTCCGCGCGCGGCAGCATCGCGCCGAGGATGGGCATGACGGCGACGGCACCGATGCGCGCGCCGCTCCCCCGCGCGGCCGCGCGCTCCTGGCCGGCGCGGATGCGCTGCGCGATCTCCTCGTCGGCGAACGGGCGCCCGGCGACGCGGCGGCTGAGGACCTCGGCGATCAACGCGAGGAAGTCGCGCGTGATCGCCCAGGGGGTGTCGAGCACTTCGGTCAGGATTCGCTCGTAGCGCATGGCCGTTCTCCTATCCGCCGTGGGGCGGCACCGACGGCAACGTGGTCGCCGGAAGAATGCGCGACTCCTTCGCGCGAGCGCGCTCGGCGATGATGTCGCGGGCGATCTCGAGTAGCGCGTAGCAGAGCATCCGGTCCTCGATCGGGCCGGTGACGGTGATCCTGCGCGAGGCGTCCATGTGGATCACGAGGTCAATCATGGCCGTCTCCCTAGCACCAGCGTGGTGAGCGTCGCCGGCGCCGTCTGTTCCCATTCGTCCAACACGACCACTCCGGATGCGAGGACATCGGCGCAATGCCTCGCGCAGTAGCGCCGGGCGGCCGTGGCATCGAGGCGGAGCCGATCCGTCAACGTCGCGACGTGCTGGCCGTAGAACTTCGTGACCGAGACCCGCAAGGCACTCGCATCGTCCGCGTGCCGCTCGAGCGCCTTCCGCAGCGTGGCCGTCTCCTTGGCGACGACGCCGGCGGCCGCGGCGACGACGATCGCGTGCAGGCGCGCCTCCTGGTCCTCCTCCTCATCCTCCATGCGTCGGCGCCCGAGCGGGCGGCCGGTCACGGCCTCGCCAGGCCGCGTGGTGGGATCACCGCCGCGGTCCTGGTTCGCCGAGCGCCGCGGCTCGTCGAGCCCTGGGAACTTCTTCAGGCCCTCGCGCTCCCGCACCTCGTTCTCCGCCATCACGCCGTTCTGGATGAATTGCGCGTAAGCCTGGGCGCGCGAGAGCAGGTCGCCGCGCAGCAGGCCCTCGCGGATGAACTTGACCGAGAACGTCTCGGGGTCCTCGATCAGGTCGCGCTCGGCCGCCTGCTCCCAAAAGACAAACCACGGATCCATCGTGTCGGTGAGGAACTCGATCGACTGCTCTTCGATGTTGCTGAATGTGGCCCGCGACAGCTCGTAGACCTTGTGGGGCTGCACGCCGAGCCAGCGGCAGACGTCGACCACGCCGAATTGCTCCAGCTCGATGAACTGCGAGTCGCGGAGCGAGAGGCCGAGCTTCTCGACCTTGAGGCCCTCCTCGAGGACGAGGGCGCGGTGGGCCCGGTCGAGCCCCGCCGCGCGCGCCGTCATGCTGGCCTCGAGGTGCTCACGCGCCGTGGCGCTCAGCTTCGCCGGATGGCTCAGCGCAAACGGCGGCGTCGCGTTCTGCGAGTAGAACCGCGCGGCGAACTCCTGCTGCGCGAGCGACCGTCCGAGCGCGACCCGCGCCCGCTCGATCACGCTGAGCCCTTTTACGCCGTCGGAGGTCGGTGCTCCCATGACGTGGAAGATCTCGTCTTGCGTGTACGCCTCCGGCAGACCCCGCTCGGGCCGGAAGCGGTAGCCGCGGCGCCCGGTCGCGAGCAGCGAGACATCCATGCGGTCCGGATCGAGCGGCGTCAGCACCTCGTCGCCCCGGACCAGGTCGCGGCGCGCGTAGAAGTTGCCGCGCACGATGACGCGCCACTGGCCGAAATAGCGGAACTCGGCCGACGTCTGCCAGAGGTTCGGTCGACGATGCAGCAGCCGGTAGCGCGGATGGTCTTTCGCGGGCTCCTCACCGGCATCGTCGGGGAGGGCGCGCTTGATGACCCACGGGACGGCGGCGAGCGCGCGCGCGATCAGATCCACGCCGCGGTAGAACGCCGAGAGCTTGAGGGCGCTCTCCGACGAGACCACGACGCCCGAGAGCGACGGAGCCGCCGCGGGGCCGTACCAGAAATCACTGAGCGGGCCTGGCGTTCCGGTGGTCGCGAGGATCGGGGCGCCAGTCAGCAGCGACGTGATGAGTCCCATCAACCCCTCCGCGCGAGCCACGGCCCGACGATCGGGAGCAGAAGGATGACGCCGGCGATGAGGAGCGCGGCGCCGACCGAGAATAGCTGCCACACGCCGGCGACGATCAACATGGCGCCGACGAGTGCTTCGAACGCGGGAGCCCGGGGCGCGAGCCAGCGCCGGAGGCGCGTCATAGGACGAGGAGCCCCCGCGTCTCGTAGACGCTCGTCGTGTCGGGCTGGACGATCACCCGCGCGAGCGCCGTGACCAGCGCGACAATGCCATCGATCCGCCCCGTGCTCTTCGCTTTCGACGGCTTGATATTTCCCGCGGCGTCGAGTTCGGCGACGACATTCGCCGCGCAGAGTCCGAGCAGCGGATTGCCGCCGTGGCGGAGCCGGCGGCCTGCGACGAGCGTTTCGAGCTCCTTGCTCGGGGCCGAGAGCGAGCCAAACCCCTGGCGGATCGGGACGCAGGCGATACCGGCGCCCTGGAGCCGCGTCACGAGCCCGGTCGCGTTCCAGGGATCGAAGCCGAGCTCGACGATCTCCACGCCTTCGCGCTCGGGCAGGCCCACGATCGCCTCGAAGATCACGTCGTAGTCGATGACGTTGCCCTCGATGAGCGTCAGCACGCCCTCGCGGGCCCAGACGTCGTAGGGCGCGCGATCACGCTTCACGCGCTCGGCGACGTTGTCGGCGGGCATCCAGAAGCGCGCGAGTACGTCGACGTCCCCGGCCTCGTCCGGAAACACAGCGACGAGGGCCGTGAGGTCCGTCGTCGACGAGAGGTCGAGACCGAGGATGCCCCGCCGACCGCGGAGCGGGGCGAGCGGCGCCGCACAGGCATGCCAGGCGTCGGCCGGGAGCCAGCGCGTGATGCTCTCGGTCCAGACGTTGAGCCGCAGGCGCTTGAAGGCGTTGAGCGCGGCCGGCTTCTCGCGCGCTTCCCGGGCGAGCTTCTGCATGTCGTCGAGCTTCGGCGTGATCGGCATGCTGGGATTCGCCTTGGGCCACACCGCCTCGTCGTCCCATCGGTCGCAGGCCGTGCAGGTATCATCCGGGGCCGTCCGGCCCTTCGCGCGGCAGACGACGCAGACGTCGAGCGCGGCGATATAGCCGAAGGTCGTGTCGTCCGTGAGCACCCCCTCGAGCACTTTGACGACGTAGTCGTGCTGCTCCCAGCAGATCGAGAGCGGATCCGAGCCGGCCGTGGTGATCACGAAGGTCAGCGCCTGCCGCCGCGCGCCGCTCGAGGCCTCGAGCACGTCCCAGATCTCGCGGTTCTTGTGGCGGTGGAGCTCATCGACGATCTTGCCGTGCGGGTTGATGCCATCGAGGCCCTCGGAGTCCCGCCCGAGCGGCTCGAACTTCGAGGCGGTCTCGAGGCTGTGAAGATTCGCGGCGCGCACCTGGATCCGCTGGCGCAGTCCCGGCGACTTGACGACCATCCGACGCGCCTCGTCCCACACAATCCGGGCCTGTTCTTTCTTCGTCGCCGCCGCATACACTTCGGCGCCCGCTTCGGCGTCGAAGAACGCGAGCAGGAGTCCAACGCCGGCCGCGAGCGTGCTTTTCCCCGCCTTCTTCCCCACCTCGGTGTACGCCGTGCGGAACCGTCGCAGTCCATCCGCGCGCACCCAGCCGAAGATCGAGCCGATCACGAAGGCCTCCCACGGCGTGAGGACGATCGGCTGCCCCGCCCACTGGCCTTTGCTGTGGCGCAAACAGCGGTAGAACTCGATCGCGTCCACGGCACGCGCGAGGTCGAAGCAGAGGCCGCGGCGCGCCCCCTCGCGGAGATCGCGCAGGTGGCGCTCGCACGCGAGGCGGACGAGGCGCCCGACGACGACCTCGCCGGCGATGGCCGCGCGCGCGTAGGCCGTGACGGCGTCATCCATCGCCACGAGCTCGACGCCCGGCGCGCCGCTTGAGGTAGTCGTCGATGTCGATCGCGTCGCCGGCCTTCGGCTGCGTCGTCGACACTTGGCCCGGATCACGCGGCGCCTCCGCCCCGAGCGCGACCCAGAGCCCCTTGCGGTCCGACGGCGACATGCCGAACGCCGCCGCGAGCTGCTTGAGGCCATCGAGCGCGCCCTTGGCGATGTCGACCTCGGGGAGCTTGACGCGTCCGTTCGCGCGGTTCTTGTGCGTCAATCCTCGGCGCAGCTTCCGCGCCGCGCGCCAGTAGACCGCCGCGCGCTCGCAGAGCGCCGCGAAGAGGAGTCGGTCGGCGACCGTCAGGAGCCCGAGGCGGATCATCGTCGGCGCCTCGGCGTCCCAGATCCGGCGCGCGATGGGATCGCCGCGCAGCCAGTCGGGACACGTCGCCGCGCTCGCTGGCGGCTTCGGCTCGTTCGGATTCCGCCGGCGGTGGCTCGCCCCACCGTCGAGCTTGTCCAGCGCCGACGGTTTCGGCTTCGGCCCGCGACGACCCATCGCTCAGGCGCCGCACGGCAAATCGATGCTTATGAATTCCCCGCCGATCATCAGTCTCACTTTTACCACGATTCCGTGCCATCTGGGCCCTCTCAGAAACTTGCGGGCGCCGCAACTTGACTCCGCGCACGGTCACGCAGGCGGAACCCTGGGGATCCATCCCGCCCCTCAGCCTCGCCCCTCCTTCGCGCTCTTCCTCGCGTGGCACGAGGCACAGAGCCCCTGCCCGTTCTCGAGCGACCAATCCCCGCCGTCCTGGAGTCGCAGCACATGGTCCGCCACCGTCGCACGAGAACGGGC